TGTTGATGGATTTCAGGGTGAAGGTGATTTTCTTTCTAAGTTCAATCTTGAAATTCGCGATCAAATCACATTTACAGTTTCCCGTAGTGTGTTTAGTGAAGAGATAGGTTCTCCTATGAGTGTTGATAGGCCACGTGAAGGGGATTTGATATATTTTCCATTGAATAGAAAAATATTTGAAATTAAATTTGTTGAGCACGAACCAATATTTTATCAGATGGGTGCTTTGCAAATGTATGATTTGAAATGTGAATTGTTTGAATATAACGGTGAGATGTTTAATACAGGTGATCCAGAAATCGATTTCTTGTACAACACAACGTTCCTCGGAGGCATTCAATCTTCAACATTGCTGACAGATCAATACAATTCACAAACAATCGTGCTAGAAAACGGTGATGTGTTGGTAACTGAAGGAGATTCGATCGAGGAAATCGATCTTGCTGCTGATAATGATACAATTCAAAGAGAAGCAGATGATTTCTCAGAGAAAAATCCTTTCAGTGAAGGGGGGGTGTTTTAGATGTTCGGTTCAAAATTTTATCATGGATCAATAAGAAAATACGTAGCGTTGTTTGGAACGCTGTTTAATGATATTGAGATCGATAGAGTTGATTCTGCTGGGGATTTGTATCAAACAATAAAGGTGCCTATTACGTATGGTCCAAAAGAAAAAGTGATGGCTAGGCTTGATCAGGATCCAAATCTTAATCGTAAATATGCTATTTTATTGCCAAGAATGTCGTTTGAGTTGACAGATATCAACTATGATGGTGATAGAAAGCTTCCGACTGTGAATAGAAATGTTGTCGTCAATACATCTGCAAACAAATCTTTGAAATATCAATACAATCCTGTTCCATATAATTTCATGTTTACCCTATCAATCATGGTAAAAAATGCTGAAGATGGTACAAGAATTCTAGAACAAATCCTTCCGTTTTTCACACCCGATTGGACACCGACTGTCAATCTTGTTCCAGAAATGAACATTACTATGGACATACCTGTGGTTCTTCAAGATGTTATATCACAGGACACGTACGAAGCAAATTTTGAACAAAGACGGGCACTGACATGGACATTAACTTTTATGGTAAAGGGATACGTGTTTGGCCCAGTGAAAAAAGCAAATGTTATCAACATCGCAAACACAAATTTCTACGATGCTACGTTGTTTGATAACATTGATGATGCGCCTGGGGAAGCTGAATTGCTTGAACGTGTAACAATAACACCAGGACTGACATCGTCGGGTGAGCCAACTTCAAACGCTTCTTTATCAATTAACAAAGACAGTATAAAATCGACAGATAATTATGGATACATCATCACAACAACAAATTGACGATAAAATAGCAGATAGCCTTGGGTTAGAACCACTCAACAACAATCAAAAGCAATTACCAGTATCAATCGAACATACTGTCGAAGCTGATTTTGATTATGCTCGTGGTAATATAATTGTAGCAATTGAAAAGGGACAGAAAGCACTTAGTGACATGTTGCAAGTAGCTCAACAATCGCAATCACCTAGGGCATTCGAAGTTGTTTCTGATCTTGTTAAAACATTGTCCCAAACAAACAAAGATCTGCTCGAGTTGATGAAACAAAAGAAAATTATCGAAAACAGTGATGGACCAAAAACCGTAAACAACAATTTGTTTGTTGGTAGTACTACTGAGCTTTTAAAATTAATGAAAAAACAAGATGAATAATAATGCATATCATGGAAATCAACATCTAAAAAAAACCGATGTTCTCATTGAATTTACCCGTGAGAATATTAAAGAATTTGGTAAGTGTAGTCGCAGTCCGATATATTTCATTGAGACGTATGTAAAAATTGTCAACGTCGATCAAGGGTTGGTTAATTTCAAACCCTACAAATATCAGAAAGAAATTATTGAGACTTCTGTAAATAACCGATTTGTAATATGTAAATTACCCAGGCAATCGGGAAAGGCTCTCCCCCTTGACACCCCAATCCTTACACCTTCAGGATTCAGACAATTAGGGGAGTTAAAAGAAAACGATTTAATATATGGCCCCGATGGTAAAGAGACACGAATAACGTTTATCACAGAAACAATGTATGATCACGAAATATATGAGTTGGTGTTTGATAATGGAGATATCGTTCGAGCAGATAAAGACCATGTGTGGGAAGTCAACAGTACAAATTGGACAGCAGGATCTCGTAATCTAACGACAGAGCAGCTGAAATCTTATTTAGCACACTCTAACAAGCCATACATTAATTTTACACTTCCTTTACAATCGTCTACAAAGAAGTTACCAATAGATCCATATCAGTTAGGTATGTGGATAGGTGATGGTGCAACAAACGGAGCTACTATAACATGTTGTAAAGATGACCTATCTTTTTATCAAACAAAAATTGATATAGGACACGTGTGGTATGATTCGCGCAACTCGAATGTTGCATATTTCACGTTGCCTGCTGGTCAAAAGGCTATTAGAGAGGCTAATCTACTAGGAAACAAACATATTCCCAGTGAATACTTGTTAGCCAGCTTCGATCAAAAATTAGAACTGCTTAGAGGATTGATGGATACAGACGGGTCAGTTGTTAATGGCAGCGGATCTTGCGAATTTTATCAAAAAAATGAAAACATTGTTAATCAGGTGAGAACACTTCTAGCATCAATGGGTATTAAGTCACGAAAAAGGTATAGGATTATTAACGATATCAATTATTGGACAGTATCCTTCACAACAACGCATTGTGTATTTGCCCTTCCTCGTAAGGCTGCTAAGCAGCGATGTCTAGATCACCCTAAGAATAACCGGTTATACATTAAGCAGATCAATCGAGTTGATTCGGAACCGGTACGTTGTTTACAAGTTGATAACGATTCTCATTTGTTTCTGTGTGGAGAAACGTTAATACCCACACACAACACGACATCAATTGTTGGATTGATGCTGTGGTATATTTTATTCAATGAAGATTATTCCATTGCAATTCTTGCTCATAAACTTACCCAAGCACAGGAAATTATGTCAAGAATTCAACTTGCCTATGAGAATCTTCCCAAGTGGCTGCAACAAGGTATTGTTGAGTGGAACAAGCGAAATATTGAGCTTGAGAATGGTTCAAAGATTATTGCTTCTTCAACAACATCGAGCGGTGCTCGTGGGGGAAGTTATTCACTACTGTATCTTGATGAGTTTGCCTTTGTTCCAAACAACATGCAAGAGAAATTCTTTAGTTCAACATATCCAGTTATTTCATCTGGCCAAACAACAAAAGTTTTAATTACTTCGACACCTAATGGTCTGAATCTGTTTTATAAGTTGTGGAGAGATTCTGAACTTGGTCGGAACGACTACAAAAGAATATCAATCCTGTGGTCGGATACTCCTGGACGTAATCAGAAATGGAAAGAAGAAACAATACGGAACACGAGCGTTGAACAGTTTCGTGTAGAGTTTGAAACTGAATTTGTTGGATCGTCATCAACGTTGATTCATCCGGATGTTTTGCGATCTTTAGTGTATGAACAGCCTATTAAAATACAAAATAGTACCAAGATATATGAAGAACCAAAAAAGAATCATGTTTATTTCACTACTGTCGATACAGCAAGAGGATTAGGGAACGACTATTCAGTCATTACAATATTTGATTGTACACAATTACCTTATAAGGTTGTAGCCATCTATAGGTCTAATGATATATCCCCTCTCCTGCTACCAGCGATTATACAGTCAAATAGTGAAAATTACAACAGTTCATATGTTTTAATTGAAACAAACGATATTGGCCAGCAAGTAGCTGACATTCTTCACTATGATCTCGAGTATGAAAACATGCTAAGAATAAGTACGGACGATCGATCTGGTGTACAAGTTCTTAGTGGAGGTTTTGGTCAAGTAACAAAATTGGGGTTGAGAACAACGAAACAAACAAAACGTTTTGGGTGTTCAAACCTAAAATCATTAGTTGAAAATCAAAAGTTGATTTTGAACGACGACACAATTATATATGAGTTGATGAGGTTTGTTGCCATAAATAATTCTTATCAAGCAGAAGATGGCAATGATGATACAGTAATGTGTTGTGTGTTGTTTGCCTGGATGACACAACAGCAATATTTTAAAGATTTGACTAATATTGATGTCAGAAAGCTTCTACAACAAGAAAAACAGCCTGAAATCGACGAAGAAGTGGTGTCGTTTCTCGTTTCAACTGAAGATGACATTGATTCCTCAGTTGTTCTTTCGGTCAATAACGACAAGTGGTTAATGTTTCCTTCATAAATCTTCAAAATTATAAATATAAACATCATGAGAAATACCGATAAATACAACGTTTTTGAGGAGAAATGATATGCCATTTCAAGTTAGTCCAGGTGTGAATGTAACAGAAATTGACCTTACTACTGTCGTTCCAGCAGTTTCGACAACAGAGGGTGCTATTGGCGGCGTGTTTAAATGGGGCCCTGTTAACAAAAGAGTTTTGATTAGTTCTGAACAAGAACTAGCTGCTCGTTTCGGGAAACCCGCAACATTCAATGCCGAAACTTTTTTTACGGCTGCAAACTTTTTGTCTTACGGAAACAAACTGTATGTTTCACGTGGAGCAAACACAACAAGCAATCAAGACATTGTGCTGTTGTTTCCTAACCCTGCTAAATTTCAATCAGGGTTGACTGTTTACCAAAGGGATGAAACCGGAGCAAACATTGCTGTTGGTGTTGCTACAGCAGCTAATGCTACTTCGTTGACAATTAATGCTACAAGTATACAAGGTTCGTTCCAAACATACACGGGTTCAAACACCAATTTGATGTTGATTGGTGGTAGCAATACAAGCGTGATCAACACTGTACAAGAGGACGACACCGTTTCTCGTAACGCTGTTGCTCTTTCGAACAATTACAATTTGATTCAAGGCGGTACACTTACCACGTTGATTACAAAAAACGAAGATGATTATAACACCAAAGACGATCTTGGCGAATATGCCACGGATTCGAACGTGTTGTATGTTGCCAAATATCCAGGTGCAGTTGGTTCTTCGTTGAAAATTTCGGTGTGTGATTCACCTGAAGCATTCCAATCGACATTGAACACACAAAGCTCAAATACGTATGTTAATAACAGCGTCAGCGATGTGTCAGTTTCGGTCGGAGATAATACATTGGTGTTCCGTTGTGGTGTTGCTGAAGCTTCGAACACTACAATGCGTGCAGTTACAAACACTGTAATTACAACAATACGTAATGGAATCACAATTGGTGATGTTGTTATTTTGGGCAATACAACAACTGGTATACAGTACAACAAAATAACAGGTGTTGGAGCACTGACAGTTAATGCAACTCACTCTTACGTTGACGTAACCCTTGAAGATGTTTTGCAATTGTCCAGTGATTTTTCAAGCACGGGTGTGACGAGACACTGGGAATATTTCAACAGTGTTGACAAGAGTGTTGATACATCGACATTTGTTGCAACTCAAGGCAACACTGCTGCGAAGGATGAACTCCATGTTGTCGTTGTCGATCAAGATGGTTTGATCACAAGCGTTCCTGGCACAATTCTTGAAGTATATGAAGGATTGTCTC